ATGGCAAGCTACAGAAAGCGGGGCGCGTCGTGGCGCGCGGAAGTCGCGAAGGCGGGCATTCGAGATTCGAGAACGTTCGATACAAAGGCGGAGGCCGTGGCGTGGGCGACCGCGCTCGAGGCGGAAATCGACGCGGGTCGTCGACGATCATATTCGAAGGTCAACAAGACGCTCGGCGATGGCTTCGACGAGTATCTGGCGAAAGTGTCACCCTCGATGGGCAAGCACGAATGGAACGAGACTCGGCTCGATTTCTTTCGCGAGGAGATGGAGTTTGTGGGCGAGCTGATCCGCAACGTGAAGCCGGAACAAATCGCGGCGTGGCGTGATGTGCGGCTCAAGGTGGTCAAGCCGTCAACCGTCAACCGAGATTTGAACCTGCTGTCGGCCGTATTTGAGGCCGCGCGCACGGAATGGAAGTGGGTTCACACGAACCCGGTTCACGAGGTGAAGCGGCCGAAGAATCCCCCGTCACGCGATCGACGCGTGTCGGACGACGAGGCGGCCGCGATGGCGGCGGCTCTCGGGTTGCAGGACGGCGTTCCCCCGAAAAACGTCAAGCAGTACACGGCCCTTGCCTTCCTGCTCGCCATCGAGACTGGTATGCGGCAGATTGAAATGGCATCGATGACCTGGCCGAGCGTGCACCTGGACAAGCGATTTGTGCGGCTTCCGAAGACGAAGAATGGGGATGCGCGGGATGTGCCGTTGTCGACGCGAGCCGTCGAATTGATCCATCGGTTGCCGAAAATAACGGGAGAGCCGCGGTGTTTCCCTGTTGCGCAGGCCAGCATGGATGTGATGTGGCGGCGCACGCGCGCGGCGCTGGCGAAGAAGCGGCCCGCGATCGCAGATTTAAATTTCCACGATTCTCGGCATGAGGCGACGACGCGCCTATCGCGGAAGCTCCACGTGCTGGCGCTGGCGAAGATGATCGGGCACAGGGATATTCAATCCTTGATGATCTACTACGACGAGACGGCCGCCGAGCTGGCGGCACGTCTCGATTAATCCGCCTTCCGGCGCCGGCCTGGCCGCGGCGTCGGGAGCGTGCCGCGGTTGCGGCGCGCCCATTCGAGTATGTCACTCGCGAACCATCGGCGTTGCGCCTGCTGGCTCTCGACCGGCCGGATGCCGGCGGGAAAATCCTTGCGGGTGACGACTCGCAGTTCGATGGTGGCTTTCGACAGGCCGAGCCATTTCGCAATTTGCTCCGTGCTCCACAGCGTTTCGTCGAGCTTCTTCGGCTGCTCGAGCGCAGCGACCAGCCGGCGCAGCTCGGGCAGCAGCTGCTGCAGTTCGCTCATGTCCATTATTGTGGCTCTCTTGCGCGGTCAATCTGTTCGATCGAGGCGAGGATCAGTGCGCCGGCCTTCACGAGATTTTGACGATGCGTCGTCGGCTTCCACCAATTTGCGGCCCAGGGCCACTCCGGAGGCGGATCGCCGGCGGGGTGAGCCAGCGTGCACATCGCATAGCAGCCTGCGGCGCAGGACATTTCGTGATCGCCGTATTGATCGTCATGTGCAGGTGTCCATCCTTCCTGGTCGACCTGCCGGCGGCGTTCGGCGAGCACGTCGCGCGCCGCGTCCGTCAGCGCGTGGCGAGCGTCTGGCCGCGCATGCCCCGTCTCGCTGCCAAATGGGGCGCGGGCGAGTACGGCGTCGACGGCTGTCCATGCGGCATTCAGTTTGTCCGATTGCCAGCCTTCGTCAGCTGGTCCCATGTCATCCACATAGCGAAGTTTTTCATTGAGCACGTGTAGCGCCACGACTTCCTCCGCTGTCAGCGTCACCTCGTCCGGGATTGCGGTCGAACCGTCGACAAAGATCGCGCCTTCCTCGGGGTATTCGGTGACCCAGCAATACATGCCGTTGCCGGCGTGCCCTTCGCCGCGCTGGAACGTAAGTTCGCTTTCAAGCTGATCGCGATCGCGATCCGGCGCAATGAAGTCGAGTGCCTCGAGCAGCTGCGCGCCGGTCAGGTTGAGCGAGTGGCCGCTGAAGTTGATCAGCTGCTCGGTCGGATCGATTGCGCCCTCGGCAGGGGCTGCTTCTTGCTTTCCATTTGTCGCATTGGGTTCGAGCTGTGCGGATGTCGCACCGCTCCACTTCGGGAGTTCCTGCCAGCCGAGTACCTCGTCATCCGGACCCAGAGTCGGCGTGAACAAGGTGTTGAATTCCCCGCTTGGGTCTTCGCCGATGTCGTACCAGCCGTCCGCGATGAATTCATTGCCGTCTGGGTCGCGCAGTTCATCGTCGTAGTTGTTCGCGTGGCTCGCAGCGAACACGAACACACGCCGTTTGTCATATGCACGGCGCACGGCCACGATGTATTCGTTGTGCTCGCCATCCTTGGTCGGCGGCGTTCCAGTTTTCCAACGCGCGCGAGCGTCGACCGTCGCTGCTTCGTGTTGCTCGAAGGGGTATCCACCGAATGCATGCGCGATGAACTCGGTCAGGATGAAGCGATCTTCGTCGTTCGGCTCCCGCGACTCATTGTTTTCGCCGACGATCTCGAAATCATCGATCGCGGCGAGTGCTGCCTGTGCCGTCAGCACATCAGTGTGACTTTTGTTGGTGGTCATGGTTTTGCTCCTTTTGTTAGAACGGCAAGTCCGGGTCATCGGAGGGTGGTACGGATACGGCGTGGCCCGGCTGCAGCCTCCGGCTGGCGCGGACGCGGATCCGAATCATGTCCTTGCCGGTCATGTCGCAGACGTCTAAAAGTTCGCGGAAGGCTTTATATCTGGCCTTGCTGCGCGTGCTGGCGGTCACCGTGAACCATGCCCCCCATTCGAACTCGTCGCGCCACGGAGCGAGGCAGCGCCACTCGCGCAGCACGGGCGCATCGACGATCTCCCCGTATTCGACCTGGTCGGTGGGGTGATAGAGGCGCTCCTCTTCGCTCTTGTCTCCATCGATGACGACGCAGAGATAGTGGCCAGCAGTATTCGTGATGACGCCGCGCTCGCCGTAGCATTTCACCTGACGCCCGCGCTCGGCCGGCACGCCGTAGTGTTTGCGGATGTATTCGAAGCTCACTTAGCGCTCTCCGCTTTCGCGACAGGCAGCGGCCGCACTTGACCTGTCTTTAGATTGATGAAGGCGCCGCACCAGGTCAGGCGCGCGTGCCGGAAGAATTCCCACAGGATCGCGAGCCCCTGCGTGACGACGGCCTGGTTGATAAACAACTCTTGCCGCTCAAGCGCCTCGGCGAGGCTGCAACTCGGCGTGTCGTCCTCGGGAATCGAGGTGTCGATCAGCTCGGGCAGTACGTCGTAGGGCCAGCGCAGCGGCATGCTGCCGGCGGCAGTCTTGGTGTTGCCCGTCACCTTTTTGTGCGCGCCGAACAGCACCTGCGCATCGCTCGCTCGGTTTCCGAGATCCATCACATAGCAATTCGATGCGCGCAGGGTCGGCTCGAGCTTTGCGCGAGCGGCCGCGCTGTCCACGCACATGATCGTGAGGGCGGGCGCGCCGCGCACAAGCTCGTCCGGGCCAGCGTGCACGGGTCGACCGCACCAGTCGATCCCGAAAAAAGCGTTGATCCGGTGAACGAGTACGACGCTTTTGTGCAGGCCGACGTCGGCGGGGCTGAACATTTGCCGGCCGACGTTCGCGCTACTGATCGTGTCGGCGTCGAACGCGGTAACATGCAGGCCCGGATGGCCGAGCTCGACGAGCGCATGATTGAGGCGCGCGAGCCCCGTCAACATCTGCGAGCCAGTGCCGCCGCATCCGATCAGTGCAACCGTAACGCGCCGATCGCTGAGAAAGCGGGCCGGTGTCGTGTGATGGGTCATACCGTCCTCCACCAGGGCGCACCGACGTCGCGCCCGATCAACGCGGCGCATTCGGTGATCGCGCGGCGCGTCGCACGCTCGCGCTCCACCTGCTGCGCGGCGACACCGTGCTGCGCATCGATGTCGTCGTGGGTGAAGTGGCGGAATGCACCTGCGCCGGCGTGCGCCGTCACGTAGTCAGCGAAGTGCGTCACGTCGATGCGGGCCGCGCTCGAAAGCTCGAATGCGTCCGCGCGTGAACCGATCGAGTCGAACGCGCGCCACGCGGCGGTTGCGTGCGGTCTGACGTGGATTGCGGTGCAGTCGCGGACCGTGTGGCGCTTCGCTTCCCACCCTGCGGCGCGTGCGGCGAGTTCGAGCATGTCGAGTTGGTTCACGCGGCTTTCTCCGTCGTCGGGAAAAATGCCTGTACCGGCACGCGCAGCGTGATCATCTTGCCGAGCGCGCACAGGCGGAACGCAACGCTCGGATTGGTCGTGCCAACGCCGCCGATCACGCCGGCGATCTTCACTTCGCCAGCGTCGTCTGCGTCGTCGGTTGAGCTGAAGCCGGCCGGGCCGGTGCCGTGGCTGTGCAGATCGAATGCGAGGCTTTCGTCGTCGGCGAGGGCCGGCCGATTTATTGTGATCGCGGTCGGCGTCGAGCTGGTGACTTCTACCTCGCGGTACACCAGTTCCTTGCTCGTCTCGTTCCAGACAATCCATGCGGCATGCTCGTTCGGCGCGGCGCCGGCGGCGTCGGTTGCGAACCGGCGGAGGTGCGGCTCAGCGGCGCTGATGCGCCCGAACGCGAATTCAATCTTGGTGTCGATCGAACCGTACGGCGGACGCGGGCAGGCGCCATCGATCGGCGCGATCGGTTGAATCAGGTGCAGCCACGGGCGGCGGATCTCGACGAACAGGCCTTCGGCTGCGAGCAGGAATCGGTGGCCGACGTCGAGCAGCGGCGCGAATTCCGCGTGACGCGGCACGGCCGCTACCGGCGCGCTATCGAACAGCGCATTGTCGAGCGCGATGTTCTCGTCGTCGGCCCGCGCGGCGAGCGCGCGTTGCTGGCCGGAGGTGACTTCGTCAGCGACGGCGCGCGTGAACGTCGACAGCGCCTTGCCGAGCTGTTCGAGCACGGCGCCGGTGGCGGTTTCAAATTCGGCTTTGATGGTTTCGATTTTGCTCATGACGATTAACTCCGTTGCGTGATGTTTTGGATGGCTGCGGCGACGGTCATTTCGCTGCTGACGAGCCGCTCGGTCGGAAATTCGGCACCGTTGAGCAGCTGGACCCAGAGATCGGCAGCGCTGCCCCCGTTGATCAGCTTCGTGGCGTTTGGGTGCGTGAATCGGCTACGAAAAAATTCATCGGCTTCGTATCGTTCGATTTCTGCCGGCGTGGGGTTGGCTGCTATGTCGACGTTGCCAGTGCAAATCTGCCCGCCCTTGCTCACATTGAAGTAGGGTGCTTGATAGACCTGCGTGTCAGGCGTCGGCCTAGAGTTCTCTGCGAGCGCGAACACATAGCGTGCTTCCCCCCGGGCAACGAACAACAGTGCGGGGTGGTGCGTGACCGCTGAACGCTCGCCGATTGGTGGGCTGGCTGAGAACCAGACCTGACGCTGCGCGGCCGGCGTCCACCAGGCGACGACGCCGGGGGCGGTGAAAATCGCCCGCTCGTGAATGAATCCTTCGTGCCCGAGCTGCTTCGATGCCGCAGCGACAAATTCAGCCAATTGCGAGCGCGTGATCGGCGTGCCGGCCATCAGCGTCGGCACGCCGTCGACCACGCGGGCTGAGTGCTTCGTGACGTAGACTTGGCTTTCGAGTGCGTTCTTGTAAATCAGCAGGGCGGAGTGCAGATCGAGCGACACGTCGCCGTTTCCGTAAATATCAACGCGGCTCATACGCGCACCTGTACCTTGACGGGTTCGCCGTCGATATCCGATCCATCGGGCGTCGAGATCAGCATGACCAAGTTCGAAACGGCCTTGGCCAGCGTCGCGGTGTTGCGCATGCGATCAAGCCACGTTCCGAGGGCGCGGCCGTTCGTAGAAATGTGGAGTGCTGTGCACGATTCAGGGTCGCCGCACTGCATTTCGCCTTGCCAGAAATCGTCAAGAATGCGTTCGAGGCCGTCGCCTCGGTCCCAGGCGAGAATCAGGGAATAGTCCTGAACATATTCGCTCGTGTCCTTCAGGTCGACGCGGGCAAACGGGCCGCCGGTGGTGATCGTCCGGTGGATCGCGTCGCACGCGTCGATGGCTGCCCATGCGATCAGATTTGTGTCGTAATACCGACGCGCCTCGGATGCATCAAGTACGCGCTTTGGCGTTATGGCCCAAGGTGGCGCGCTCGCGAAAAACTCGGCGCGCCGCGGAACGTCGATGTGGTCGAGGAATTCCTGATCGGGGAGCCACGGGTCGCCCGGTGCGGTATTCATGTCGCGAAGTTCTGGAAGCGCGGCAACCTCGTCTTCGTTGCTGTACCAGTACATGTATTCGGCCAGACCCATTGCCTCAGGCGGCGTACACACGGACGGCAAATAGTGGTGGCAAGCCTCGTACAGGACCGCGAGCACGGTTTGGCCGAGGCCTGGTTGAATCGATTCGAGGCGTCGAATGCCCGATCCAATGAATCTAATCGCACCGCTTCCCGCCCCTTCTGCCGTCGTGATGCGCACGAGCGCGGTGTCGGGCATGTTGTTCGCGTCCGAGATCGCGAGGCTCCAGTCAAACGAACCAATATCGCTGGTGATTTCTTTCCATATGCGCGGCATCGCGTTCAACGCCAAATCGCTTTCAGTCGAGGAGTCGCCGAGCGTCGCGGCGTCGGCTTCGGTAAGCTGTCGGCCGCGAAGCAGCGCCAGAGATAGCCGGCGCATGAAATCGGCGTCGTCGCCGATGGTGTAGCGCGTCGGCACGTCAGCCGCGATGCGGGGCAGGGTGAGCGGTGCGGCGATCATGGCAGCAGCGGAGCAAGTGTCGACGGCAGGCGCAGGCGTTCGGTCGTGCCGTCGTTGGTTGTGGCCGCGCGCGCCACGCTGCGCGCGAGGGGCGCGTCGTACTTGCCGATCGCGGTCGGCAGGCGCTGGCCCCGATTCAGCGTGTCGGTGCGCAAGCGCTGTTGAAGTTCGCGGAGCGTCATTTCGGTTGCGTGCAGTAGCGCGCGTGCAGCGCATTGATGAACGCGACTTCTTCGTCGAGCAGCGGGCACACGTGCGCAGTGCTGAATCGGTCGAGTTCGGCGAGATAGGCGCGGATAGGAAGCGGCGCGACGCAATCAGTCGCGCGAATCTCATCGAGCTTTTTGCGCGTGTCGTCGGAGTCGGCCGGGATCACGCGCGCGATGCCGGCGACGTAGGTTCGTCCGTCTGCGCTGGTGGACAGTTTGACGGTGTAGCCGCCGCGCGGCATCGCGCCATTGCCCTTCGTGCCGACGGCGCGCCGGAACGTGTAGACGTTGCGATTGCCTTTGATGACCGGCCCCTCGATCTCGGCGTTCGTCAGCTCGGGATAGGTCTGCGAATAAAAGTCGCGGACTTGCTGGAGCGTGAACGCCGGCGCAGGGTCGGCGAGCTTGGCGCCGTTGTACGAGAATTCGCGAGCGAGCGTTTCAATTTGCATGTCGTTGTCTCCGATCAGTACAGGTCGACGCCAGCGTCGGTCGATTGCGGCTGCGCCGCGCTCGCGTGCTCCGCGGTTGCCGGCGTTTCTGCGGCCGGCGTCTCGCTGTCGGCGCTCGGTTCGCCGTCGTCGTCGATACGCATCTGGCGCGGATCGGTTGCATCGGGGGCCGCGTTGTCATTCGAGGGCGGGGTGGTGGCGTCGCCGGCTGCTGCAGCCTTCGGCGGTCGACCGCGGCCGCGACGAGGCGTCGGGAGTGCCGACTGGCTGTTGGCCGGAGCGGGAAGGGCGGGCGCGCCGTCGGCTTGATTTGCAGCGGCGCACGCGCGCGCCTGGTCGAGCAGCGGCGTGGCGCCGGGCGCGTACACTTCGACAGCGGCTGCGAATTCCGCGTCGAGTTCCGCGGGCGTCGCGAGCAGCGACAGCGGCCAGCGTTGCTTTTCGCCCTTGCCGTTCGGCATCGGCGTAACGTTGACGCGCAGGTTGTCGGCGCCTTCCGCCGTGATCAGAATGTTGATGCTCGTGGTTTGTGCGAGCGCGTGCAGTGACGTGAACAGGGACATGCGATTACCTCTCAGATGAAGTCAGGCCGCGAGGCCGTCGTAATTGCGGTCGGCGAAATCGGTATCGCCGGGATAGCGGTTCGAGCCGTCGGCTCGATGCCAGCAAAAAAGGGAGCCGCGGCGGTGCGGGAACCAGTAACCGGCGCAGTCACAGCGCATGCGCGTCGTATTCCGGCGATTCATCCAGTGGTCGACGCGGTATTTCCGGCGGTTGCACATGCGGCACGCTGGCAAGCGCGTGTAGCGATCAGGATGGCGGCGCAGGCATCGGCGCGCGGTGCAGTGCGTGCAGCGAACGTGGCAGCGCGGCATCGATCAATCCTCCGCGTCGCCGGCCTGCAGGCGCTTGATGTCGGCGCGCGCAGCTGCGCGGCGTTGCTCGCGAGTCTCGCGTGCGCGGGCCGACGATTCGAGTGTTTGACGAACGCTCTCGCGTTGGATTGCCGTGTCGAAATCGCCGCGCATGCGCAGCAATTGCCACTCGACGCGCAGCAGATGGGTTGGCAGGTGAGCTTTCTGCATGGCCGACTCAAGCGCTGTAGGTGCTTGCGCTCGACGCGGCCGGTGCTTCGTCGCTGTACGTCCACGCGACGCAACCGATACCGACGGCAAGCCAGAGCAGCACGATTTTCCAGAGGGGCATGGGCTTGTTCATGCTTTCTCCGCCGGGTACAGGTGTTCCATGCCGGCGCCGGCAGCGAATGCCTTTGCGAGTGAGAGATGGCCATGTGACTCGAGCGCGCCGCAGAGGCAGGCAGTGAAGGCCCGCGGGCGTTCGTCTTGCCTGCTGTGTTTCTCAGCGGTTTCGGCCGCTCGATTGATGCAGTCGAGCAGCAGCGTTTCGAATTGGCGTGCGGAGCGAGGTGTGTTGTTCATCGCGCACCTCAGATGCCGAAGGCCGGGGCTATCGCGCTTGCGACCAGGTAGAGCGCCGCGAGCGCCGCCAGGGGATGCCAGTCACGGTGGCCGGCATGCACGCGGTTCGCAAACAGAATGAGCGTCGACATAGAGACTCCTGTAAAAATGCGTAGCACGCATATTAGGAGTTGCATTGTACGCATCGTGAAAAATGCGTCAAGCGCAAATTGTCGAAAAAAGAAAAGCCCGCATGCGCGGGCTTGGGCTACTTCTTCTTCGGATGGTCTCGTCAGCGACGACGGCGATAGCGGCGGTGTTCGACCATAACTCCGATGATCCGCAACTCCATCTGATCGCTACGTATCGTCGGGAAGTCGGGATTCAGCGGCACCAGTTCGAATATCTCGGCTCCGGATTCTGTGAGACCCCGCAGTCGGTATTTCTTGAATGTTGCTTCTTCTTCGCCGTTCTTGGCCGCGACGAAATCGCCCGGCTGGGGACGAACGTCGGGATCGATGATTACCTTGTCGCCTTCAGCAAACTCGGGCTCCATCGATTTCCCGCCTATGACAAGGGCAAAGGTGCCGGGGGAAACGTCAACGTCCGTTTCAATCCACTCAAGCGCCATGCCCGGAGGAAAGGCATCCACCACTGTTGTAAGTTGTCCAGCTTGTATCGAATTAATTACTGGGATCCGCCGAGTACCCATAGGGGCTGGTTCGGCGTTTTCAAACGAGCTGTCTCGGATCAGCTCTGCAGGTGTGGTCCTTAATGCGGTCGCGAGCTTCTGCAGCATTTCGTCACTGCACCCCTGGAGCCCGCGCTCGACACGCGAAATATTCCCCACGTCGCTATCGATCACATTGGCGAGGGCGAGGATGGTCATCTTCTGCTCCTTACGTAGCTTACGGATGTTGCCACCAAGGATCAAGCGATGTCGGGAGATCTTTTCCATGTCTGAATTGTTCGCCTCATTTGCGTGCTGCGCAAAGCGTGTTGCGCATCTTCTTCTCGCCTTGTAAGATGCGTCACACGCATATTTGTGGAGGTGCGATGTCTCGAGCGCAGTCTGAAACGCCGCTGCGGCGGTTGCGGAAGAGTCGCGGCCTGACCGTGGCGCAGGTGTCGCAGGCCGTTGGTATTGATCAAGGGAATCTCAGTCGGATCGAGCGCGGGGAGCAATTCTCACGCCGTGGCGCGGCCGCTTTGGTCGTCTACTTCGGCGACTCGGCCATCACCGAGGTCGAGATTCTTTATCCCGAGCGATTTCGTGCAGAAGCGGGCCGTCCGCAGTAAGGACGCTCCGGAGAAAGCGATCGAATGCCCTGGCTGATCGCAGATCGTGCAGATGGCGACTAACAGCTTGCCTTGTGCGGAACTTAAAGCCGGCCAGTGTCGCTTGCTGGGCTGGGCGGCGGAGTGTCTTGGTTCGGATCATTGCGTGATTGCTCGTGAATTTCGATGTGGCAATCGTACGGGTCCTGGATCGACGTTAACAGAATGAAATTCGGTGAAATTCAAGGGGAAATTGTGACTCACCAATACAGCCAAACGGCATGGATCGATGTTCTATATACGTCCGTGCTCAAGACGCCTGGGAAAGTCGAGGACGCTGCACGCTATCTCACCGAACGCCGCGGAGTTCGGATAACCGGGGAATCGTTGCGTCTCCGCTTGCGCGAGGTCGAGGGCGCGCGTCTGTCTGGCGAAATGTTCGAGCTGCTCGTCGAATGGATGCTCGAGAAAAATCAACCGCATGCGCTCGCGGCTGTACATGCGTTCAATGCACGATTCGGGCTCGTCGCGTCCGAAACCGTCGCCGACTCCGATTCGGATTGCGTTCGCGCGTTGGTTGACTCTGCGCTGACGGTCAGTACAAAGGCCGGTGGCTTGGCCGAAGAGGTTCGGCGGGCGGCTGATGATGGTGTGATCGAGCCGCGGGAAGCTGAATCGATCGAGCGTGTTGGACGGGCGGCGCAACGTCAAATCGAACACACGATCGCTATCGCCCGGCGCTCGGCGCAACACCGTCGTCGCCGCCGCGGCGCCTAATTTACTAGTTCCCGGAGGTTTTCCGAATGGGCGCACACGACCCGTTGGATGCGCACGCCCGTACTTCGGCGCCGGAAGCGGAGCAAAGTATTCTCGGTGCGCTGTTGCTCGACAACGGCGCGCTCGAGGAAATTGCGGGTGTCGTCTCCGAGACGGATTTTACGGTCGGCGAGCATGCCGTCGTCTTTAGGGCAATACGCGAACTGATTCAGCGAGGCGCAAGTGCCGATGTCGTGACGGTTTTCGATCGTCTGCGCTCCGTCGATGCAAAGGTTGATCAGCCGCTCGCATTCTTGAATGACCTAGTGCACGCAACGCCGAGCGCAGCAGGCGTTCGACATTACGCTGAGATCGTCCGGAACCGTTCGATATCGAGGCGGATGCTCAAGGTGTCTGAGCGGCTACGCGATGCCGTGTTGAAGCCCGGCGGCAAATCGCCTGTCGAATTGCTGGATCTTGTGCAGGGCGAACTGCTTAAAATCGCCGACACAAGCCAGTCGGCCAACGACGAATTTCGCCCCATATCGAGCGCGCTGACGGCAGTTATACAGCGCATCGATGAGCGCTACCACGCTGGTGGTGCGGCCCAGATCGGTGGGACGGCTACGGGATTTGTCGACCTGGATCGGCATACCGACGGCATGCATGGGGGTGAGCTGATTATCGTCGCTGGCCGGCCATCGATGGGGAAAACTTCGCTGGCGATGAATATTGCCGAGAACGTTGCCGTGTCACTCGGCCTGCCTGTGGCGGTACTTTCGTTGGAAATGCCGGACGAGCAATTAGCGTCGCGCATGCTGGCCGGAACGTCGCGCATCAATCAGCACAAGCTCAGGACTGCGAGCTTGCGCGACGACGACTGGTCAAAGTTGACGCATGGAACACAGGTTCTCGTCGACGCGCCCGTTTATGTCCTCGACAGTGCGTCCATCACGCCGCTGCAGCTCAAGGCGAAGCTGCGTCGATTGCAGCGGCAGATCGGACGCAAGCTCGGCTTGATCATCGTTGATTACCTGCAGCTGATGTCGGGGGATGGCGGGGCGGGTGAGAACCGTACCAGCGAAGTATCGCAAATCTCGCGCGAGTTGAAAAAGACCGCGAAAGAATTCGACGCCCCGGTGATCGCGCTTTCGCAGTTGAATCGTGGCCTCGAACAACGCCCGAACAAGCGGCCGATGATGTCCGACCTTCGAGAGTCCGGCGCAATCGAGCAGGATGCTGACGTTATCTATTTTATCTATCGAGACGAGGTGTACAACCCGGACAGCGCAGACAGGGGAATGGCCGAGCTGATTATCGCGAAGCAACGTAACGGGCCGCTCGCGACAGTGCGATTGGCATTCCGAAATGAATTAACACGGTTCGAGAATTTTGCCGAGCCGACAGGGGCATATTGATGGCGGGAGTGCCAACTTCATTTACCTGGCGACGCGCGATGACCGCGAGCGATCTGCCGAGCACGACAAAGCTCGTTCTGTTCGTCGTTGCCGAATATGCCAGCTCAATCGACGACACATGTTGGCCGTCGCTCGATCAGCTGGCCGACCGCGCGTCGCTCTCCACGCGGGCAGTTACAGAGCACCTTGGCGTTGCTGAGGATGCGGGATGGATCAGGCGATGGAAGTCGCGGAAGGTCGGCAGAAAGTGGGCGCATGCCCACTACCGATTGACGGTGCCGGCGGATGTCGCGCGTCGCGCGCGTGACGATCTGAGCTTGGACATTGCCGGCGCCGAGTCTGACGAGTCGGAACCACGTTCCATCAACTCCCCGGAGTTACCGGAACCACGTTCCGGCGGTGCACAAAAAACAGGCAGTTCGGAACCACGTTCCAGTAACTCGTCTGAGTTGGTGGAATCTGGTTCCTGTGATGCTCAAAAAATGGGCAGCGCGACCGGTGGATCGGAAAGTTACTGGAACCACGTTCCAACTAACAACCCAGTAAACAGAAATTACGAAGCCTTATCTCTCTCTCCAACGCCGGTGGTATACCCGGGGGGCGAGGGTACAGGCAGAGAGGGAAATCGTCAAGAGGGCATCGCTACGCTCACAGCGTGGATGGCTCGACGGCTTCGCGATAGCGATCCGGGCGTAACCGATCCGAATATTCACGAATGGGCCTCGGATGTCGACGGCATGCTGGCCGACGGGTTCGAGCCACAGCAAATCGTAAAGCTGTGGACATGGGCTCTGCAGGACGGATTTTGGTGCACCGTGATTCGGTCGCCGGCGCGCCTTCGAAAAAATTGGGATCAGGTGCGTGCGAAGCGAAACCAGTCGTTGAAGCGCGAACAGCCGCCCGCAAAGCAGCAAGCGCAGGACGACCGATGCTGTGCGCACGTCGACGACGGCGGCACGCGATGCACGAACGTCGCCACGTCCATTCTCGGCGCGGGTTCGACCCGTCGTGGTTATTGCCGGCTGCACGTCGGCCTTTATGAAAATTGAATCGGGGGAAGAATGTCGATTGAAAAGCGATTGGAAAATTGGGCGCGTGCGCAACGGAACGGCGGAGGTGAAGGCGGAAGCGATTCGCTTGTGGCGAGCATCTACTTTCCGTCGGTCGGCGGGCGTTCGATCGATTCAACACTCGATCTCGAGGACGCGAACAAGGTCGAGGTCGCGGTGCGGAAGCTGATGCCGATGGATCGCAAACTGCTGCAGATGCACTACGTCTGGTGTAAGCCGCCGTTCGTGATCTGCCGTCGGCTCGGGCTCAAGGTGCGGCCGACGACGATCTTCGATTTCGCGCTGGCTCATGCGAAACGCGCCGTCGAGGAGAGGCTGGCGGTGCCTCCCCCGCGGTACGTCTCGGTGCAGACCATCATCGATAAGATTGCGGAAGGTGTTGCGGAATCGAAATAGCTGTTCTACACTTCGATCCACAATTTGATCCGGTGAGTTTTACCGAGTGCGTGCGGCCTTTGCCGGACCGCTGCTCGCCCGGAAGAATCGCGAAGCCCTGAGTGCGAAAGCCTCAGGGCTTTTTGCATTGGACTCACGGCACGTGGAAGGCGTCGGTCTTGCTCCATGTATGGGGTGCCTTGCAGTGTGGGCAGTAGACGCTATTGTTTGTAAGAGTGCTCGATTCGAGAGCCGCTGGTGGCATAGCTATTCCCGTTGGGATTGCTTTGCCAGTAGCAGGACACTTGATGTACAGCATGTTGTCGGCCATGTTGGTTCCTTTATCAAGCGGTGGCGCAACCATCGGGCTGCAGTAAGCAATTTAGACGTTCGGCGGCAGATTGCAATGCGCTCGTTCGCCGTTTCGAAATCCGGATTCGAGCCATTGCTAGGGGGGCCTTCGATGCCAAAGAGAGCGCCGACGCAGTGTCGGCATTATGGATGCGGCCGGCTGGTCGCAGTACCGGGCTATTGCGCCGAGCACGCGAGCGAGGCGGTAGGTTGGCAGTCGGATCGGTTACGCGGTTCGCGCCATGCGCGTGGATACGGAACCGCGTGGACCAAGCTGCGCCGCGAAGTCCTCGCGCGCGACAACGGACTCTGCGTGCCATGTCGGAAGAAAGGTCGGATCGCTCGGGCAGTTGCGGTCGACCACATCGTATCGAAGGCCGAGGGTGGAACCGACGAGCACGCAAATTTGCAGTCGATCTGCAAGCCGTGCCACGACGCGAAGACCGCGACGGAGGCCGCGCGAGGTCGCGGTCGCCGGTGACCCCGCCCGGGCCGCCGCCCCCGAACCGAGGGGGGTGGTTTTATTTTTTCGGACCCTTGCCCGGGACCGAACGTTCAGCCGCATTTTATCGCGGACCACTTTTTGAAGAGGGGGGGGTTAAGAAAGCCGCCCCATAGAGCCGATCGCGCAACGCGAGATGAGTTTTTCGTCGGCTCGCTTACGGGAAGCCTCACATGAGTCCGAATCAACCGTTTGCCGACGTCGGCGGTGCCGACGATTCGCGCGCGTCGGGCGGCGGCGTTGGAAAGGCGATTGAATCGCCGCCGCCGCCGCCCGGGGTGCATTTCGAGTCCGCGCATCGCAAGGTGTGGGATTACCTGTGCTTTGCGTTGCGCGCCGAGGGCGTTCCGCACCGGACCGCTGGTGTTGCGCTGTCGATCGTATGCGTCGATTTCGTCCGATGGGTGAAGGTCGAGCTGCAGCTGCGTGACTTCGAGAAGATCAATCACGGATCGTTCATGGTGCAGACGCCGAACGGTCACACGCAGCCACATCAACTCTACTACGCGGCGAAGTCGCTGAAAGAGGGGCTCCTCAAGTGTTTGCCGGAAGCCTGCCTGACGACGCCGTCGATGCTGATCGCGAAGTCGAAGATGGACGACTCGGACCAACAGGACGACCTGTTCGACGAGCTGCTGAATCACGCGCGCTCTCGGCCGACGAGCTTGCCCGCCTAACTCCAGCCATTCGCCATCGATGGGATGTCGAGTACGGTCTGCCGGTGTTGCGCGGCGAGATCGTTGCTGGCGAGTTCGTGTTCCTCGCGGTCAAACGCCACTACGTTGATCTGATCGACGGCCCGGCGCGCGGCATCGTTTTCAGTGCCGGGCATGCGCATCACGTCATCGACTATATCGAGCGGCAGTTCCTTCACATCAAGGGCGCGCTCGCCGGACAGGCGCTGGTGCTCGATCCGTGGCAGCGCTTCTGGACGGCTGTGATGTACGGTTGGCGCCGCGTCGACTCAGGGCTGCGGCGCTTTCGCACTGGGTACGAAGAGGTCGCGCGTAAGAACGGCAAATCGACGTGGAAGGCCGGCCAGGGCGATTACCTGTTCCTGATGGACGGCGAGCAGGGCGCGGAGGTTTACACGATCGCGACGACGCGCGAGCAAGCGATGAGCGTGTTCAAGCCCGCGCTCGACAACTACCGACGTCGGTGTAGACGATCGAAGCGGCTGGCGCGATCGATCAAGGTGTACGACGGCACGAACCAAGAGCGCATCGTGATCGGCAGCAGCGTGTTCAAGCCGCTGCCGGCGAATGCGGAGTCGCTCGACGGGCTGAACCCGTCGGTTTGCATGGTGGACGAGCTGCACGCGCACAAAACGCGCGAGGTGTGGGACGTGATGGAGTCAGCGCTCGGTGCGCGACTCCAGCCATTAATCTCCGCGATTACGACGGCCGGCTACATCCTAGACGGGATCTGCACGGAGATTCGCAGCTATCTCGTCATGATCCTCCGCGGCGAAAAGATCGACGACAGCTTCTTCGGCTACATCTACACGCTCGACGATGACGACGATCCGTTCGACCCAGCCGTTTGGATCAAGGCGAATCCGAGCCTCGGCAGCGCAAAGACCGTCGACTACATGCGTGCGCAGGCGGCGAAGGCTGCCGAGCTGCCAAGCGCGAAAGCGAACTTTCTTACCAAAGACCTGAACGTCTGGGTTAATGGTGCGTTGAGCTGGTTCGACATGCAGGTATGGGACCGTTGCGGCGTGCCGTTCGATCCTGCAATTCTCGCCGGCCGGCGGTGTTTCGGTGGACTCGACCTTGCGAGTACGCAGGATTTGAGCGCGTTCGTGCTCGTCTTTCCTCCGTACGACGACGGGGGCGATATTGTCGAAGAGCTCGGCCCGGACGGTGAGTGGTATTTCGTCGCACATATATTCGCGCCCGAGGCGAAGGTCAATACGCAGGAGGGTAGCGACGCAGCGCCGTATAAGAAATGGGCCGAGCTTGGGTGGCTGACGGTCACGCCTGGCGCCGTAACGGACTACTCGATCATTCGCGACACGATCATCGGCGCTTGTCGGAAATTCAACGTGCAGGACATCGCGTTCGATCCGTGGAATGCGACGCAGATCGTGAACGAACTGCTTGAGGCCGACATTCCGATGGTCCAGGTGCAACAGAACATGTCGGGCCTGTCGCCGGGCGCAAAGCAGCTCGAGCGGCTGGTGTACGGCGGCAGCATGCGGCACGGTGGAAATCCGGTAATGCGTTGGTGCGCGAGCAATGTGACGCTGATGCTTGATTCGAATGACAACATCCGGCCCGACAAGAAAAAGTCGCGGCCGAACGGGCGTATCGATCCGATCGTCGCCGCGTGTATGGCAACGACTCGGGCGGTGACATATCAGCCCGAATCCGCTCCGGAAATCTACATCCTATGACGAACGCAACGATCGGTGCGCCGCGCGCGAACGCGAGCGGGTCACGCATCTTGAACCAGTGGAACGCGGAAAGGCAGTCGGCTAAGGCGCAGGCGACCGTCGTGTCGACGAGCGAGATTGTTCCGGGGACGGATGCATTCGACTGGATGACGGGTTTGCAGGCGCCGGGCAGGGCGGTGAGCGAGCGCGGTGCGATGAGTGTTGCAGCTGTCTATTCGTGTGTATCGCTCATCGGTGGCGCGATCGCGGCGACGCCGCTGGTCGAATACATGCGCGGCCCGGATGGCGTGCTCCCGGTCGAATCGGAGTATTGGGAGCTGCTGAACGAACAGATGCATCCGCGGTGGTCTGCGGCTGTCGGATGGGAGTTTGGCGTGCAGGGGCTGCTGCTGCACGGCGACCTGATGTCGCGGATTCATCGCGTCACGCCCTGGTCGCCGAAGATCGAATCAATCGAGCCTTTGCACCCGCTGTCTGTTTGGCCTGATCTCATCGACGATCGGCTCGTGTACAGCTATGTCGATCCGGCGACGCATGCTGTTGAGACGGTGGATCAGGACGACATGATTCACGTTCCTGGGCCCGGCTTCGATGGCCGACGTGGCATGTCGCAAATTCGCAGCGCGTTGCGTGGTCCGGTCAACGTGTCGTCATCGGCCGGCCAACTGATCGATTCGATGCTGTCAGAGAACCTGCGTCCGGACTTGGTTATCCGGGCAGATAAGAAACTCGACGAGGGCGACATCGCGCTATTGCGTAGGCAATGGTTGCAGCGATACAGCGGATTGCACAACAGCACGGCGCCGATCGTGCTGGGCGGGGGGATGGACATCAAGCAAATCACGATGTCCGCTGCCGACGTTCAGTTAATCGAAAACCGTAAGCTGACCGACGACGACATTTGCTCGGTATTCGGCGTGATGCCGCACATGATCGGGCGCAGCGACAAGGGTACGACGATCGGGACGACAGCCGAGCAGCTCGCGAAGCATTTCGTGAAATACACGCTTGGGCGACACCTGACAAAGATTGCGCAAGAGGTTGGCCGCAAGGTCGTGCGTAAGCAGAAACGCTCGATTCAGCACGATTACACGGCGCTCGAGCTCGGCGACACGAAGGCGATGTTCGAGGCATTCCGTATCGCTCTCGGCCGCGCAGGCGAACCCGGATGGATGTCGCAAAACGACGTGCGGCGACGATTCAACATGCCGCCGGTGCCGGACGGCAACAAACTCAATTCAGGGACCAAGGATGCAACGAAACCGAATCCTCCAGCTGCTGAGTGACAACCGCGCGGCACCGCGCGCCTTCAGTGTGAAAGCAAGCGACGACGGGACCGTTGCGACGGTCTACCTCTACGACGTGATCGTGACTGACGACTGGTGGGGAGGCGTATCGGCGCAGTCGTTCGTGCAGGCACTCGCCGGGATCACGGCCGACACGATTCACCTGCGCATCAACAGCCCGGGCGGTGATGTGTTTGCCGCGCGCGCCATGGAAACCGCGCTTCGCGGGCATTCGGCTCGCGTGATTGCGCATGTCGACGGTGTCGCGGCGAGTGCGGCCAGCTTCGTGATGCTGGCGGCGGACGAGGTCGAAATCACGGACGGGGCGTTCGTGATGATCCATAACGCATGGACGTTCGCGATGGGGAATGCGGACGATCTGCGCGAGTCGGCGAAGCTGCTCGATGCTGTCGACGCTTCGCTGGTGCGAACCTACGCGAAGGAGACGGGGCAAAGTGAGGACGATATTTCCGCATGGATGGCCGCCGAAACGTGGATGTCATCCGACGAGGCCGTGCAACGCGGCTTTGCTGATCGGCTCGCGGGCGCAGGCGCTGACGCGCAGGCTTCGGCGTGGAATCTGTCGGCGTACGACCGCGCGCCGAACGCGGCGCATGCGCAGACACCGCCGCGTGGTCCTGGCGCGTTCGCTCCGCCGGAGCAACCGTCGCCGGATCCGAAGCCTCCGGAGCCGACGCCGATTCCGCAAGCGTCGACCGACGCGCCGGATATGCAGGCAATGCGGCGCCGGCTGGAGCTTGCACAACGTTCGTGACGCGTTCCCGCGTCGATTCAAAGGGCTGCCTTCGGGTGGCCCTTTCTTTTTCTGTCGATGGAGACTGTATGGCTATTGCAATTCAAGCACTGCGGGAGCGTCGCGACGCACTCGCGAAAAATCTGAACGCGTTACTCGAAAACAACCAGGGCGACAAGTGGGGCGCCGATCAGCAAAAGGCTTACGACGAAGGGCTCGCCGAAATGGATCGCGTGGGCGCAGAGATCAAGCGTCACGAAGGGCTGATGAACCGGCTCGCCGAGGAGGCGCTCGCCGGCAATCCGGAGGGGCTGATCAACGCTCACGTCAAGACGCCCGGCGCGCACGAAGGCGAGTCGCGCGCGATCCGCACGTTCCTGCGTCGCGGCGTGCTGGCCCTGACCGACGAAGACCGCGCGCGCATGCTCGCGCGGCAGACGCCGGACATCCAGAACGCCATGTCGACCGGTGACCCGGCGGCCGGCGGCTATACCGTCGCGCCGGAGTTCTATCGCCGGCTGTCGGAGGCGCTCAAGGCTTTCGGCGGTGTTCGCGATCTCGCTACCGTACTGTCGACCGGGACCGGCGCGTCGATGACGTTCCCGGGCACGGACGCGACGACGGAAGAGGGCGAGATCGTCGACGAAAACGGGGAAACGGGCGACAGCGATACGAAGTTCGTCGCGAAGTCGCTCGAGGCGTTCCGCTACTCGTCGAAGTCGATTGCACTCTCGATGGAACTGCTGCAGGACAGCATGTTCGACCTCGAAAGCTACATCATCCGTCTGCTGTCGACGCGCATCGGCCGGATCACCGCACGGCATTTCGCGAAGGGCACCGGCAACAAGCAACCGGTCGGACTGCTGACGGCTGTCGGCACCGGCGTTACCGTGACGTCGCCGAACCTGATCACCTACGACGACCTGATCGACCTCGAGCACAGCGTCGATCCGGCATACCGCGTGCGTCCGAGCTGCGGGTATGCGATGCACGATCAAATGCTGAAGGCCGTTCGCAAGATCAAGGACGAACAGAAGCGACCGATTTTCGTGCCGGGCTACGAGCAGGGCAATCCGGGTGGTGCGCCGGATCGTTTGCTCGGCCGACCGGTGACCATCGTGCAGGAATACGACGTGCCCGAGGCGGGTGCCAAGCCGCTGACGTTCGGCGACCACTCCGAATACATCGTGCGCGAGGTGATGGACCTCACGATGTTCCGCATGACGGATTCGCGCTACACGCTGAAGGGTCAGGTCGGTTTCGTCGGCTTCAATCGCCAGGGCGGCAACCTGATCGATATCGGCGGTGCCGTGAAGGCGCTGAAGCTGGGCCAGCCCGCAGCACCGCAGGGTTGATGACCGGGGCCGCCACGTCGTGGCGGCCACACATTCGACGTGAGGAATGAATGGCCGACCAGTTGGCATATCCACTGCGCGTCGCGGCGGGCCGCGTCGACGTAATGAAGCGGCCCGCCGAGGAAGCGATCACGCTCGATCTGGCGCGCGAGCACTGCCGCATCGATGGCGACGATGAGGATGTTCTGCTGAAGGGGAATATCGTCGCCGCGCGCGAAGCGCTCGAAGGGGCACTGTCCCGCCCGCTGCTGCCGCAGGAGTGCAGGGTGCGGGTTGATTCGTTTCCGCCGGATCGGATTCTGCTGTGGAACGACGTAATCGAAATCGTCGATGTGTCGTACACGGACGAGGCGGGCGCTCGGCAACTCTTGCCTCCGGCAGCATACCGCGTGATGGATCGGGCGTATCTCGTCTCGCGGAAGTCGTTCCCATACGGCGAGGACGTGCAGGTGCGGTTTCGTTGCGGCGCGTTCGAGTCGCCTGACGCCGTGCCCGAATCGCTCGTTGCGTGGATGCTGCTGCAACTCGGCACGCTGTCCGCGCATCGTGAGTCGGAGCTCGATGGAACGATCAGTTCGCTTAGCGAGGATTTCACGAATCGACTTATCGCGCGGCACGCGATCGTCAGCATTTAGTGAGGACAAGATGCGTGCGGGAAAACGGAACGAGCGAATCGTGATCGAGCGCCGAAGCGGTGCAGTAAACGAGAACGACGAGCCATTACCGGATGCGTGGATTGAGCATTCGAAGCCTTGGGCGGACGTGTTGTTCATCAGCGGGAAAGAGCACGTCGTTTCAGGTGCGGTCCGAGGTTCGGCGGTAGCCAGCATGCGCATCCGCTACCGCGCCGGTATCGACGAGCAGATGCGCGTGCGTTACGACGGCAGGCTATACGACATTACGGCGGTCCTGCCATCGCGCAAACGCGGGTATCTCGACCTGTCCGTGAAGGTGGGGGAAAAGTATGTCTAGCGTGCAAATTGTAGGGCTGGCCGACTTGCGTGCCGATTTCGAGAAGCTGGCGAAAGCGCAGTCGACGAAGGCGTTACGGCGCGCGACGGTGGCCGGCGCGAAGGTGATCCGGGATGAGGCACGCGCGCGTGCGCCGAAGAAAACCGGAAAGCTTCGCCGAAACATCGTGTCGGCTGCGCTTCGGCAGAAGGATTCGCCGGGCTTGGCCACGGCCGGCGTGCGCGTTCGAACGAAGGGTAAGGGCGACTCGCCGAGCAACGCGTTTTACTGGCGCTTCGTCGAGCTCGGTACGCAGCATATGCAGGCGCAACCGTTCGTGCGGCCGGCGTTTGACAGCTCGATCGGCCAGGCCGAGGACGCGATTCGAACCGAGATCGCGCGTGCAATCGACACGGTGATCGGGGGGGCCGGTGAGCGCGCTCATTGTTCGAAATGCAATCGGGGTGATAGGTGCCGCGAAAGGCTACGTCGCTGCCGCTGCTGCAGCGAAATCGCCGTACTACGTCGTGTCCCGCGTCAGCGGTTCGCGCGATATGGCGATTGGTGGGGCGACGGGTGGTAAGTCGGGGGTGTTTCAGATTGACGTATACGCAAGCACCTATACGGAAGCAGACGCACTCGCCGATCGGGTGATTGATCGCGCGTACGCGGCCGAGCAGTTTTCTGTCGGCGGGGTGAACGACCTGCCCGACGACTTTTCGAGCGATTCCGGGGATTTTCGAGTGAGCCTCGAAATTTCCGTTGAATTCTGACGGAGTCAGCTGTGTGTACGGCCCGCCTCGAGCGGGCCTTTCTTTTTTGCGAGGGGCTTATGGCCGAGAAGAGTAAGCGCATCAAAGCGCAAGGTACGAAGGTCGAGATCTCGAAAACATCGTCGTCGAACCTTGACGACGACAAGCTCGTTTTTGTCGATCTCAACACGACGAGCAAGACCATCAACTGGCAGGGCGGGCAATCGTCGGAGATCGACGCGACGACGCTCGCCAGCGACGAAAAGGAATCGGAGCTCGGCTTGCCCGATCCGGGCGAATTTTCGGTCGACGGAAACTATTCGTCGGACGACGCGGGCCAATTGATTCTCCGCGGTGCGCGCGGCACGGGCGACAAGTATGTGTTCCGCGTGACTTTCCGCGACAAGTCGCAATTCCTGTTCGTCGGCATGGTGCGCCAGTACACCTGGTCGGCCGGCGTCGACGGCATTGTGACGTCGACTTACAGCGTCCGTGTCAGCGGCTCGCCGAAGGAAGTGCCGCCGCCGGTCGTGCCGGCGGGCTGATCGATCTGAAAAACGTAAGGAGAAGGTGATGACGACAAATCCGACGGGTGCCAGCGCGGTGCGCACTGCGATTCTCAACCCGCTCGCCGGCTGGCGGCACGAAATGGTCCCGATGCCGGAATGGGCTGGCGTAACGGTCGCGGTGCGCGAGCCGCTGCTCGAGGATCGGGCTTTCTGGCTCGAGCCGTTGCGCATCGTTGCCGGCGTCGAGCCGGGCGACGACGAAGCGACGGCGCGGGCGAAGTATGAGCGCGTCAGCGCGGAGGAGCACAAGCTGGCCTCCGCGCGCTTGTTCGTGCGCGTGCTGTATGTCGAGACGTCGGCCGGTTGGCGTCGTGAGTTCGAGGACGGGGAGGCGAAGGCGGTCGCGGGCGCATACGGGGCGGCACACGACCGCATCGTCAACAAGGCGATCGAGCTCGGCAATCTGAAGACCGACGCAGAGGAAGACGCAAAAAAAGTCTCCGCCGAAACCCCGATCTCCGACTCGAACTGACGTTGGCGCTGCGGCTCGGCAAGACGCTTGCCGAGCTGCGAGCGGAGATGTCGACCGCGGAATTCGCCTTGTGGCAGGCCTTTGATGCCGAGTCGCCGATCGCCGATGATCGTTACGACCTTCATGCCGCGATGGTCGCGTCGGCGGTGTTCCAGGCGCAGGGTGCGAAGGTCAAGGTGGCCGACATGATGCCGAACTGGTCGGGCGAGTCGGTGGAGGTTCAGGAGGTCACCGACGATCCTTTCTTCGCAGGCCTAATGAGATTGGTAAAGTAGGCGGATAGGAAATATGGGAACGAGTCTCCGCGAGCTGATCGTCAGCGTTACCGCGAATACGACCCAGTACGATCGGCGCATGCAGCAGCTTGGGTCGACGGCCAACGGCTATTTCAATGCGGTTCGGGAGGGAGGCCGGATTGCTGACGCTGCGTTTGCGTCGAACGCGTCGAGCGTACAGGTCACGGTCCGCGCGATCGAGTCCGCGCGCGGCTCGCTCACCGCCTACGCGCAGGCTGCTGCTGCTGCGTTCGGTGTGCACCAGCTGATCGAGTATGCCGACGAATGGACGAACCTGAGCAACCGGCTCAAGATCGTCACGCGGGATCAGATCGATTTCGCCGTCGCGCAAAACGACGTGCTGCGAATCGCGCAAGCTACGCGGCAGCCGCTCGATGCGACTGCCGAGCTGTACCAGCGGATCGCGAACAACACGTCGCACCTGGGCCTGTCGATAAAGCAGGTCGGCCCGCTGGTCGAAACCATCAGTAAGGCGGTTGCGCTGTCGGGCGTGTCGGCCGACACGGCGCGCCTCGGGATCGTGCAGCTCGGCCAGGCGTTCGCATCCGGCCAACTGCGCGGGCAGGATCTCAAGAGCGTACTGGAGGAGCTGCCGGGCGTTGCCGATGCAATCGCGCGCGGCATGGGCAAGGGCACGTCCGAGCTGAAGGCGTTGGCCGAGGACGGCAAGCTGACCGTCGAGAACCTGATCGACTCGCTCAAGAATGCAGGTTCGAGCACCGACGCGCTGTTCGGAAAGGTCGATATGACGGTCGGGCAGGCGATGACGCGCCTGCAAACGGAAATCGTCGCGTACGTCGGGCACGCGAACGAGGCGACTGGCGCGAGCGCGAAGCTGGCGCAGAGTGTGATCTACGTTGCAGATCACCTCGACCAGATCGTAGCGATCAGCGCGTCGCTTGTAGCCGGTCGGGTCGGGCTCTATTTCGCGATGACCGCGGCGGCCGTCGGCAAGTCGGCGATTGCGTGGAACGCCGAGCGGCAAGCGTTGCTCGCGAAGGCGCAGGCGGAAAACGCGGCTGCGCTCGTCACGATTACGAAGGCGCAAACTGATCGCGATGCCGCTGCGGCGAAGCTGCAGAGTGCGCAGGCGTCGGAAGTCGCGGCGGCGGCCGAGCTGGCGGGCATGCGCGCGATGCGAGAAAGCCTCGGAATGCAATCTGCCCTGACGGCTGGTTCGATTCAGTACACGCAGGCGAAGCTCGCCGAGGCTCGCGCGATCGAGGCGAGCGCGGTGGCGCAGGTCGCGGTCGCGCGAACGAATCTGGCGAATAGCCAAGAGATCGGCAGGCGAATCGCCGGCACGCCGTACGCGGCGGTAATCGCGCGCGAGACGGCGGCGGCGCAGCGCGAGCTGACGGGCGCAGAGTCATCGCTGGCGCTGGCGCAGCAGCGTCGCGTGGCGCTGGAGGCTGCGGCGGCTAAGGGCACTGTCGACCAGACACGTTACGCGGCGGCCCTTGCAGAGACTGAGAGAGGGCTCGCTGCCGCCGAACGGCAGGTCGCGGCGGCAACACAGGCCCGCGAGCGGGCCGAGCGCGCGGCGACGGCGGCGACAGCGGGCCTCGCCGCTGCGACCGAGCGAGCGGCGGTGGCACAGACTGTCGCCGCGCGCGCGGGCTCGCTGATGCGCTCGGTGGGTTCCGGAATGCTGGCTGTGATGGGCGGTCTGCCGGGCATCATCGCGACGGTCGGGACGGTGGCGCTCGGCGCCGCTGTGAATTGGCTGGTGTTTCGCGATCACGCGAGCAGCGCGACGTCCAGCCTGATCGATATGCAGGCGCCGCTCGACCAGATCATCGAGAAGTATCGTCAGCTGACGCCGCTGCTGCAGGAAGTTGAGCGTAATCGCGCGAAGCAGGCGCAGACGTCGGCGCGCAGCGATGCAGCGGACGCGTACAGCAGCCTTGCGGCGCGCGCATCGCAGAGCGTCATCGTTCCTGGGATCGGTGACAGCGGGCCGATCGTCACCGACGAAAATCAGGTCGCACTCGATCGGTTCATTGAGGGGCTGAACCGGATCAAGACCGAAAACCTCGGCGTCGACGAGAAGTCGCGCGAGATTGCGGCGCTGGTCGGTGTGTTTGTCGATGCGACGCAGGGCGGTGCCGATCTACGCGCCGAGCTGGTGCAAGCCGCGTCGGCGATCGACACGGCTGGCGCGGCGGCCGACAAGGGCACGCGCACGCTTGCCGCGATGGATGCGGCTGCGCGTGGTGCGGCCGACGGTATTCGGCTGCTCACAGAAGAAAATAATTTCTTCGCGGGTGGCATGGCCGCCGAGGCTTGGAGCAAGTACGTCGAAAAGCTCAAAGAGGCATCCGACGTCATCGGCATGACCACGCAGCAACGCGCCGAATACGAAGCGAAAACGAAGGGCGCGAACACTGCCGAGGCCCGGCAGGCCGGTTTGATTGCGGGGCGTGCCGACGCCTACAAGTCGCTTGAAAAAGCGATCCAGGATAAGGACGCGAAGGCCGAGGCCGGCGCGCGGCGGAATATCGACAATCTGACGCGCGAGCTCGCGCTGATGAATCAGCAGATGGTCGTCGCCGGGGCCCTGGCCGAGTTTCAGGCGGATCTCGTCAGCAAGAAATTCGAGAAATTCGGGTTCAACGCTGACGCGGCGCTGGCGGCAGCTGCGGCGCGCGGCAAAAAGGCGTTTGACGACACCGTGTCGGAATCAGCCGGTCAGGTCGCGCGGATTGGCGTCAACGCGCCCGGGCTCGCGCACAAGAGTCGGTCCGGCGGTTCGAAGGCCGAGCCGGAAAGCCAGCGCATGCTCGACAACATCGCGCAGCGCATCGCGCAGTTGCGCGTCGAGGCCGTTGTGACCGACAAGCTCACGCAGTCGGAAAAGGATCGGATCGGCTTTGACCAGAAGCTGGCCGACCTGGCCGCGAAGCGCACGAAGCTGACCGACGGCGACAAGAGTTTGATTCACGACCAGGCTGCAATTCGCGCAGCGTACGACCGCGCGGTGCAGCTGGAGAAGGAGGTTCGCTATCACGAAGCGATCAACAAGCTGAAGGAGCGTAGCGCGCAAATCGATGCGGAGCTGGCCGACTACGCGTCGGAACGTCAGCGCGAGGTCGAGCGCGAGCTGGCGGCGATGCCGATGGGCGACAACGCGCGCGAGCTGAACCAGGCGACGAGTCGCGTCGGTGATGAATTCCGGCGCCGTCGTGACGATTTCACGAAGGGCGCGCGCAAAGACGGCACGCTCGGCTCGCCGGAGTACCTGGCGGAAATCGACCGCATCAACCGGGCCGAGGCTGATCAGGTCGAGCGCGAACGTGGGTACTTCGATCAGCGGCTCGCACTGCAGCGCGACTGGCGCATCGGCGCGAGCCGCGCGGTGGCGCTGTATCAGGAGTCCGCGGAAAACGCCGCTGGTCGGGCGGAGGACGCATTTACGAGTTCGTTCCGGAGCATGGAGGACGCGCTCACCTCGTTCGTGTCGACCGGCAAGCTCGATTTTCGGGGGCTCGTCAACAGCATGATCACGGATCTCGCGCGGTTCGCTGCGCGGGCCGCGATGGCGCCGGTATTCGGCGCGCTTGGTTCGGCGCTCGGATTTGGCGCAGCCAGCGCGGGTGGATTCAGTTCGTCGTCGCTGCTTGGTGGTGTGTCGGGTGGGTTGTCCGACATGTTCGGAGCGGGTGGCGGGAACGCGTACGGCTTCCATCTCGCGACCGGTGGCCAGGTCACGGGCCCGGGCACGTCGACGAGTGACAGCATTCCGGCGTGGCTCTCCAACGAGGAATTCGTGGTGAAGGCTGCTGCGGTGCGGAAGCCCGGCGTGCTTCGGCTGCTCGAGGCGATCAACAGCGGCCAGGATCTCGGGTTCGCGAAGTTTGCGAACGGCGGCCTGGTTGGTGGCGGATCGGCAGGCGGTGGCGTGCTTGGCGCGCCGGGCGGCGGAATCGAGCTGAATATTCCGGTGACGATCGACGGCGGCACGGGTACTGCGTCGCAGATGATGGCGAGCGCTGAATTCGTGAAGAAGCTCACGCAGATGGTGCAGGGGCTGATCGCGGTCGAAAGTCGTCAGGGTGGCGCGCTCTGGAAATTGAAAAATGGGATGGGGTGATGACGGACACGTTTATCTGGTCGCCGACAGTTGAGGGGTTCGGTGGCGATACGACGCTGCGCGTACGCAAGGCCGAGTTTGGTGATGGGTACACGCAGCGTGCCGCCGATGGCCTCAATAATCGGAAGACGCCGTACAACCTTCGGTTCGTGGGGAAGGCCGACAAGATCTCGGCAATCCTCGCGTTCCTCGATGCGCATGCCGGCGCAGTGTCGTTTTTCTGGACGCCGCCGCTTCGGCCGCAAGGGCGATTTGTGTGTGAGAAGTACACCGAGCCGGTGAAGAACGGCAACGTGTACACGATCACGGCACAGTTTGAGCAGACGTTTGCACCATAGGGTAAGAAATGCCACAACTTCAAAAAATCGCACAGGGCACGCCTCCCTCGGGTGTGGACGGTGACACCGTGCGTGCGGCCTTCGCGAAGGTGAACGCAAACTCGGACGTACTGTCCGCCTGTGTCGCGCTGGGCTATAACATCCTTAGCGATAACTGGACGCTCGCGCCGACGAATGTCGGCACGCGATTTGGTCTGGTTATGGGCGTTGGTGGAAAGGTCGTTAAGCTACCGCTGGCCTCGTCTGTATCGGTGAACGCTTGTATTCACTTTTTCAATCTCAGCAACCCTGTCACGATTGGATTACAGGGTAACGACGGTACGCAAGTTCCTGTACTCAATAGGGGCGACTGGGCTACGTATGCTTCTGATGGAGGTGGGTACTGGCATGTAGTCGAACGCGGCAAGATGCTTCCGGATGAGGTCGTTAGCGGCGACCTCGCGGTGATAGGCAAGGCTGTGGCTACCAATGCCTCCAACATGCTCGTCAATAGCACGGGCGAACTGGGAAACACGGGGTGGAACGGGACAACCTTCGGGGCTTTAGCCGGGGTCAACGGGGAAGGGGCGATATTCATCAACGCTAGTGCGGTGAACACTGGCACGTGGGTGGTTGACGCTTCTGGCGATATTGTCTGCGGTCCGGGCATCCCAGTCGCGATCTCAGCAGAAATTAGTACCATCGGACTGAATGCCGGTCAAGCGTACGTGAAGTGTGAGGCATTCAAGGCGGATGGAACGTATATTGGAAACGTCACGTCTACTCCGCCAATTTCAACTAAGGGGTACTACATTATTCAGAAGGGAGCAGGAACGACGCCAGCAGGAACCGCATTTTTGCGGGTGAGTAAAGTCGCTGACAATGCCCCTAATATCTCAGCGTTCGGTGTTTCATTTCGGCGGATTAAATTGGAGCGCGGTAATTCACCGTCGCTTTACTCGCAAGAGGCGACCATTGCGTATCTTGCTGGTGCACCCGCATTTTCAGGTCGCCCGACATTTGGCGGAAATATCCCGTGGGATAGTTCGAATCTACCGCGCCCGGTGCAGCATACCGATATTGGCGCAATTGCGGCAGGAGGCGGCGACGAGCGTGATCTGAGTATTAGCGATGAAGTGCGGCTAGTACTGAGCTTTACGCCGAAAGCGAACAGCGTACTCGCTAACGCGTCACTCTGCATCAACGTTGGGAATTCGGCGCCGATAGCTAACGACTTCGTTTGTTACCTCGACGTTCTCGATGTATCGGCGAATGTGGTCGTTGCGAGAGGAACTTCCAACATTGTGAGTGTTCCTAATGGGCAACTCTACGTGGGGATTAGTTCAGCGGCTTCATTGTCTTGTGCCGTTGCGCATGGAGGTCTCACTATCGGAAAGCAATACCAAGTTCGTCTTCACGTATGGAAGGTTCAACCGACCGGGCCGATCTATCCACGCGGCATGGGTATTAACGGCGTCGTGGTGTAGCGCGTATGGCAATCACAGCGGATATTCAGACCCTCGAGCCCGGTCATCGCCTCGAGTTTTTCGAGGTCGACTGCACGGAAATCGGCGGAGACGCGTTGCGCTTCCACGGGCATCTCCAGTCGACGTCGATCGTGTGGCAGGGCATGGAATACAAGCCGTGGCCGATTCAGGCGACCGGCTTTGAGCGAACATCGGACGCTCGGCAGCCGGCGCCGAAGCTGACGGTGGGCGACATCAACGGCACGATTACAGCGCTCTGCGTCGCGCTCGATGATCTGGTCGGCGCGAAGGTGTTCCGCCGGCGCACGCTAGCGAAATACCTCGACGCGGTGAATTTTCCGAATGGCAACCCGAAAGCGGACCCGAATGAGCAATGGCCGCCTGAGCAGTGGCGAATCGAGCAGAAGAGCGACGAGCAACCCGGCGTGCAGGTGGAATTCACATTGTCGTCGCCGCTCGATTTCGGCGGGCAGCAGGTGCCGGCCCGCCAGATCGTTGGCACGTGCCAATGGCGCTATCGCAGTCCCGAGTGCGGGTACGCCGGTGTCGCGTACTTCGACAAGAACGACAAGCCGGTGAGCGATCCGGCGTTCGATCGCTGTAGCCAGAAATTCAGCGGATGCGAATGCCGGTACGGCGTGAACAACCCGCTGCCGTACGGCGGCTTTTTGTGCGACACGCTCGCCTAGACCGTCGATCAACCTCTCTTCACGGACCCGCCACCCGGCGGGTTTTTTTATGGACGAACGAATCAAGCAGGCGATCGCGGAGCACGCGCTCGCTGAGTACCCGCGCGAGTGCTGCGGGTTCGTGGTCGGTACGGCGGCCGGAGATGTGTACGTGCCCGGCCGCAACGTCGCGACGGCGCCCACCGAGCAATTCGCGCTCGCGGCCGAGGATTATGCGGACGCGGAGGACATGGGCGAAATCCGCGCGCTCGTGCATTCGCATCCGAATGGAACCGTGCAGCCGAGCATGGGCGATCGCGCAATGTGCGAACGCGCCGGCATCCCGCTGTGGGTGATTGTCTCGCTCGGCGTGCAGGTCGACGGCTCGATCGGCGTCGACAACTGGTGCGAGTTTGGGCCGAGCGGGTACGTCGCGCCGTTGTACGGGCGGGAATACGTGCACGGCGTGCTCGACTGCTATTCGCTGGTGCGCGATTGGTATCTCGCCGAGCGTGGGATCGCGCTACCGGATTTCGAGCGCAAGGATGGGTGGTGGGCCGACGGATATTCGAACCTGTACATCGCGCACTACCAGGACGCGGGCTTTCTAGACATGGGCCGCGATGCGCAGCTGGAGCCGGGCGACGTGCTGCTGATGCAGGTCCGTAGCAAAAACGGCGTGCCGAACCATTCGGGTGTGTATCTCGGTGACGGCATGTTCGCGCATCACATGTACGGACGGCTGTCGTGTCGCGCGGTCTGGGGCTCGATGTGGCGGGACAGCTGCACGACCGTGCTGCGGCACATCGGGGGTTCGAAGTGACGGAGAAGCTGCGCGAGGTGAGGCTTTACGGGATCGCCGGCGCGCGATTCGGCCGGGTTCATCGCCTGGCCGTGTCGTCGACCGCGGAGGCCGTGCGCGCGCTGTCGGTGCTGATCCCGGGCTTTCGGAAATTTCTGCTCGACGCGCGCGATAACGGGCTGACGTTCGCAGTGTTCAACGGTCGCCGAAACCTGGGCGAGGACGATCTCGGCGCGCCGGTCGGCGGTGAAGCGATCCGGATTGCGCCGGTGATCATCGGCAGCAAAAGTGGTGGTCTGTTCCAGACGATTCTGGGCGCGGCGCTCGCCGTGGCCGGCTTCGTCTTCAGTCAGCCGACGCTGATCGGTCTGGGCGTGTCGATGGCGCTCGGCGGCATCACGCAGATGTTGAGCCCGCAGCAGGCCGGGCTTGCCGGTGCGGCCGACAACGGTACGTCGTACTACTTCAACGGCGCGGTGAACAGCGCCGCTCAGGGCGAGCCGGCGCCGCTCGTGTACGGCGAGATGGTCGTCGGATCGAAGGTCGTCAGCTCGGGCATCTACACAGAGGATCAGGTGTGAAGAAGATCTACGCGGAATCCGGGCCGAAGCGGATCAGCGGGGCAAAGGGCGGCGGCGGTGGCGGCAGTGGTGGCGGCGAATCGCCAGACAACTTGCATTCCATCGCGCGCGCGAAGGTGCTCGACGTCATTTCCGAGGGGCCGATCGTCGGCCTGGTGAAGGGCATGCAATCGGTCTTTCTCGATGGCACGCCTATCCAGAATTCCGACGGCTCGGTCAACTTCCAGAATTACAGCGTCGACGTTCGCACGGGCACGCTCGATCAGGAATTCATGCCGGGCTTTCCCGCGGTCGAGCGCGAATCGGCCGTAGGTGTGCCGCTGACTTCCGATGCGCCGTGGGTGCGACAGGTGCAAAACACGCAACTGTCGGCGGCCCGTATTCGATTCGGCCTGCCGGCGCTGCAAAAGAGCGATCCGGCGACCGGCGTGTTCGGCTATCGCGTGGAATATGCGATCGACCTGTCGGTCGACGGGGGCTCGTACGCGCAGGTGCTGTCGTCGGCATTCGATGGCAAAACGACGTCGCTCTACGAGCGCTCGCACCGGATCGAGTTGCCGCGTGCGGCAACGGGCTGGTTGGTTCGCGTGAGACGCATCACGCCGAACGCACACAGCTCACTGATCGCGGACACGGTGAACATCGAGGCGATCACGGAGGTGATCGACCGCAAGCTGCGCTATCCGATGACGGCGCTCGTCGGCATGACGTTCGACGCACGATCGTTCTCACAGGTGCCGGTGCGGTCGTACCACGTTCGCGGCCTGATCATTCGAGTGCCGTCGAATTACGATCCCGAGACGCGCACGTACTCGGGGGCATGGGACGGGACATTCAAGCCGGCCTGGACGAACAACCCGGCGTGGATTTTCTACGACCTGCTGCTGAATGATCGCTACGGCCTCGGCAAGACGGTCGACGCGTCGATGATCGACAAGTGGGGGCTGTACGAGATCGCGCGCTATTGCGACGTCATGGTGTCGGACGGCAGGGGCGGCGTCGAGCCGCGCTTCACGTGTAATTGCGTGATCCAGTCGGCGGCCGACGCATACAAGGTGTTGCAGGATATCGCCGGGGTGTTCCGCGGTATTTCGTACTGGGGGCCGGGGGCGGTGGTCGCGTCTGCGGACATGCCGTCCGATCCGGTCTATGTGTACACCGCGGCGAACGTGATCGACGGGGCGTTTCGCTACGTGGGGAGCGAGCGCAAGACGCGATACACCGTCGCGCTCGTCAGCTACAACGATCCGTCGAACCAGTACAAACAGGCGGTCGAGTATGTGCCGGACGACGACGGCATCGCGCGTTACGGCGTCATCAAGACGCAGGTTACGGCGTTCGGCTGCACGTCGCAGGCGCAGGCGCACCGGCTCGGGCGATGGCTTCTCCTGACGTCGCGCTACGAGTCGGGCACGGTGTCGTTCAAGGTCGGGATGGATGGCGTGCTGGTCGGCCCGGGACAGGTGATCGCGATCGCCGATCCACGAAAGGCTGGTCGTCGCATCGGCGGGCGCATTCGCGCGGTGGCCGGCAACGTCGTTACGCTCGACAAGGCGCCGACCGTGGCGCCCGGCGATCGCTTCACGGCGATTCTGCCGTCGGGCGTTGCACAGTACCGTGCGGTGAAGTCTGTTGATGGCGACGTGCTCACGCTGGTGGATCGCTTTGACGCGGACCCAGTGCCCGGTGCTGTGTGGATGTTGGAAAACGCGGAGGTCGCGGCGCAGCTCTATCGCGTCGTGAGCGTTCAGGAAGGCGACGACGACGGGCGCATCGAGTACACCATCACGGCGACGATGCACGAGCCGGGGAAGTACGCTGCAATCGACGACGGCGCACAGATTCAGCAGCGGCCGGTGACGGTCGTCCCGCCATCGGTACAGGCGCCGCCGACCAACGTGCGCGTGACTACGTACTCGGCCGTCGATCAGGGGATTTCCAAAACGACGATGGTGATCGCGTGGGACGCCGCGGATAACGCCGTGACGTACCTGCCGGAATGGCGGAAGGACAACGGCGAGTGGGTCAGTGTGCCGCGCACGGGCGGCCTGCAGGTCGAGGTGCCCGGGATTTATCAGGGGCGGTACGTGGCGCGCGTGCGCGCGCAGAACGTGATGGGCGTTACGTCGCTGCCGGCGATCAGCGCGGAAACGCAGCTGAAGGGCAAAACGACGCCGCCGCCAGCCGTGGCGTCGCTTAAGGCTGCCGGCATCGTGTTCGGGATCAACCTCGATTGGGCGTTCCCCGGCGACGGCACGGCCGGCGATACACAGCGCACCGAGCTCTGGTACAGCCGCACGCCGAGCCGCGACGACGCGATCAAGCTGTCGGACTACGCGTATCCGCAGGCTTCGACGTCCTTGCAGGGGCTCGCGTTCGGCCAGGTGTTTTATTTCTGGGCTCGGCTCGTCGACACGTCGGGAAACGTCGGGCCGTGGTATCCGGCGGCCGGGCCGGGCGTGCAGGGGCAGCCGACGACCGACGAAGGGGAATACGAGAAGTATTTCGCGGGGCGGATTTCGCACTCGGCGCTGGGCGAGGATCTGCGCAAGCCGATCGATGCGATTCCGGGCCTTCAACAAGGCGTCGCGGATAACGCGAGCGCCATCGAAAAGGAGATTCAGGATCGCACAGACGCGATCGCGAAAGAGGCTCGGGACCGAGCGGACGCCGTGGCCGAAGAGGCGCGGCAGCGTGGCGCTGCGGTCACGGCCGAGCAGCAGGCGCGGCAGACGGCCGACAGCTCGCTCGGGCGGCGCATCGATACCGTGACGGCCAGCGTGGGCGACGCGGCGGCGGCCATCAAGCAGGAGGCAACCGCGCGCGCCGATGCCGACGGTGCGCTGTCGTCGCGAATAGATACCGTCGTCAGCAAGGCGAACGACAACGCCGCGGCCATCTCGTCGGAGGTGACGGCGCGGGCGACCGCGGACACGGCGCTCGGCAAGCGCGTCGACGCCGTGACGGCCGACGTCGGCGCGAACAAGGCGGCGATCACGGCCGAGCAGCAGGCCCGTGCCGATGCCGACGGCGCGCTGTCGACACGCATCGATTCGACGACTGCGACGGCGAACGCGAACAAGGCCGCGATTACAGCGGAACAAAGCGCGCGCGCCGATGGCGACTCCGCATTGTCGAGACGGATCGACTCCGTATCGGCGCAGATCAATGTTCCGATGGCCGGCGACAGCGGCCAAACAGCCGGATCGACGCTGGTAATGGCAGGCGTCTATTCGGAGCAGTCGGCTCGAGCCGAGGCCGATATGGCGCAGGCGCAGCGTTTTGAATCCGTCACCGCGCGGATGCAGTCGACCCAGGCGAACCTTGTGGCCGACATTCGCATGGAGTCGAAGGCCCGAGCGGATGCAGATAGCGCGCAGGCCGAGCAGATCACGACGGTACGTGCGCAGGTCAACGAAAACTCCGCTGCCGTTCAGACGGTTGCGCAGTCGTACGCCGATCTGAACGGGCGCGTGTCGGCGTCGTATCAGATCAAGACGCAGATCACGTCGGACGGACGCACCTACATCGCCGGTATCGGCATCGGCATCAACAACGACAGCGGCATTGTCGAGTCGCAGGTGCTGGTGTCGGCGCAGCGCTTCGCGGTGGTCGACCCGAACAACGGCGGGGCGTCGATCGTGCCGTTCGTGGTGCAGGGCGGACAGGTGTTTCTCCGCCAGGCGCTCATCGGTTCTGGATGGATTACGAACGCGATGATCGGCAGCTACATCCAGTCCGACAACTACATCGCGGGACGGCAGGGCTGGCGGCTCGACAAGAGCGGCTGGTTCGAAATCAACGCGTCCAACGGCAGCGGAAATCGACTGGTGCTCGATGGCAGCAGTGTGCGTGTCTATGACGGTAACGGCGTGCTTCGCGTGCGCATGGGGATGTGGTGATGGCGGCCGGACTTCAGATTTTTGATGGCGCCGGTCGGCCTGTCCTCGACGCGAATTCGCGTGCTGGGCGGGTTGTCGGAATCGTGAGGGTGGGGGAAGCGACGGGAGTGTGGCTGCCAATATGTCTGGCGGGGAACCGTTCTGGGCTTTTATGCCAGATCGGCTTTTCTATCGTGTATCCGGCGCTGAGCCGTCCCCGATCATCGCAATCGATCGGAATGGCGTGAGCTGGCGGTACAGCGGCAATACGAGTGGGTCGAACGCCTACACGCAGGTGCCTGGTTGGATCATTTATGGGGTGTATTGATGCCGGCAGGATTCCAGGCATTTACTGATTCGGGCGTGTATCAAATCGATGGATTGACGCCGAACTATCAAATGGTACGGGCGATGTCTGCGCAGTCGGTGGATACATCGCTGCGTCTTGCGGTCAACGATGCGAACAAGCCTTTCAATGCCACTCTACCCAGCGTCGCGTTTTCGTTCAACGCAACGGCGGGGCCCATGTATGGGGTGTATGCATCAGATGGCGTTGGAATCACCATTTGGAGCACGGACGTCGACGGAACTACCTACACGCTGAGATTTGTCACGGAGCGGCCTTGTACTGTCTATTTTTTTCAGTTTGACCAGGTGCCGCCGGCATCTGGAAATTTCGGTTTGCAGGTGTTCAACGAGCAAGGCCATCTCATTGCCGATTCGTCCAGACCATTTCTGCGCGTGCTTGACGTTATCTACAACGAATATGTGCCTGGTGATGGTTGGATGGTAGAGGGTGCTCCGAGCCCGCGGTGGGACTCCCGAGCATACGGTGTCCCAATTATCGTCTCGGGAATTTATCCGGTTCGTCACGCGTGGAGCTATGACCCGGCTGGCGTCGAGTTGAGTTCGATTCGCGTGAGCGGGAACAGTGTTTCGTGGGGCACAACAATGTACGGAGGTGGCCGAAAGCCAAACTTGGCAGGATTTCGAGAGCAGTGGCATTCGAGATTCATGGTGCTGGATGCAACAGGGATTGTGTGACGGGCCGCCAAATTGGTGGCCTTTCTTTTTACGGGGCAGGAAACGGGGAGCAGTAATGCAAGAGCACGAAAAGACGATCTTGGAGTTGATCCTCATGGGCGGACTGATTGGCATTGCGAAAGTTTTGGTGGGTAGTGAACAACTGACAGTTCGGCTCGTTGCCGGGCGCGCGGTGCTGGGTTCGGCGACGTCGATGGTGGCTGGCCTGGCGCTGTTGCAGATCCCGGATCTGCCGCCGATCGCGTTGCTCGGCCTGGGTAGTGCGCTGGGCATCGTCGGGTCGCAGTACCTGGAGGTGCTGCTGCGCCGGAATGCAAAACGTGTGTTTGGGGGAAAGTGAATATGACGGATCTGACAGCGCACTTCACGCTCGAGGAATTGACCGCGAGCGACACGGCGCGCCGGCGCGGCATCGATAACACGCCGACGGCCGCGGTCACGGCGAACCTGCGGAGGACTGCCGAAACGCTCGAGCGCGTGCGCGACGTGCTCGGTGGACGGCCTGTGATCATCAACTCGGGCTACCGGGCGGCGGCGCTCAATCGCGCGGTAGGTGGTGTTCCGAGCAGCGCGCACCTGAGTGGCCTGGCCGCCGACTTTGTTTGTCCGAAGTTCGGTGCACCGCTCGATATCTGCCGGGCGATCAGCGCGTCGTCGATCGAGTTCGACCAGCTGATCCAGGAGGGTACGTGGGTGCATATCGGCCTTGCGCCGCTCGGCACGAAACCGCGTCGTCAGGTGCTGACGGCATCGTTTGGCGCGAAGGGCGCGACGTATTCGGAGGGGCTATGACCTGGTTCGATCCGCGCGTCTGGTTCGCGATCGTGGCGTCGGTGGTCATCGGCGCCGCGGCCGGGTATTTCAAGGGTCATCGCGACGCCGACCAATCTCACACAGTGGAAACGCAAGCGCGCCGAATTCGTGAGCTCGTCGTCGAGCGCGACGAAAGCGACCGGGTCGCTCGCCAACAACAGGGGAATGCTGAAGATGCTTCGAAGAAACGTGACCTGGCGCGCGCTGATGCTGCCGCCGCTGCTTCTGCTGCTGACGGCCTGCGTAAGCAAGTCGCCGAGCTTGTCGCCCGTGCGCACGATTCCGCCGCTTCGACCGGAGGCTCGGCAGCCGGAGGCGCCCTCGATCTGCTTGCCGACGTGTTCGGCCGGACTGACGAGGCTGCGGGTGAGTTCGCGCGAATCGCTGACGAACGGGGCATTGCCGGGCGGCAGTGCGAAAGCGACTACGACGCAGTGACGGGCGCGATCCCGCGCTAGAAACAGGGCGACCGGTTGGCGTGCTGTAACACGTCGACCGGCCGCTTTTCCACTGTCTGAGCCAGTGAATCAGCCAAGGCCCTGCATACCTACGTAGGCGGGCCGGATTCTACACCAAGTTTAAAAACGGCTTTCACAATGGCAAATCCGATTATTCCGTGGATCGGCGGCAAACGCCGCCTTGCAGACCATCTCATCCCACGCTTTCCCGCGCACGACTGTTACGTCGAAGTTTTCGCGGGCGGCGCTGCGCTGTACTTCATGCGGCCGCCGGCGAAGGTCGAGGTGATCAACGACGTGAACGGCGAGCTGATCAACCTGTATCGCGTTGTTCAGCATCACCTCGAGGAATTCGTGCGTCAGTTCAAGTGGGCGCTCACCAGTCGCCAGGTATTCGAATGGTTGAAGCAGACGGCGCCGGAAACGCTCACAGATATTCAGCGCGCGGCGCGGTTCTACTACCTGCAGAGGAATTGCTTCGGCGGAAAGGTCGACGGGCAGACGTTCGGAACGCGTACAGAGCATCCGCCCGGGTTGAATTTGCTGCGCCTCGAGGAAGAGCTTTCAGCAGCTCATTTGCGGCTCGCGAGTGCGTATATCGAGCGTTTGGATTGGGCGGCCTGTGTCGACCGATACGACCGCCCGCATACCCTGTTCTATCTCGATCCGCCGTATTACGAGACGGAAGGCTACGGCGTGCCGTTCCCGTTCGTCGAGTACGAAAAGATGGCTGAGCGTCTGCGGTCGATCAAGGGGCGCGCGATTGTGAGCCTCAATGATCATCCCGCCATTCGGAGTGTGTTTGATGGGTTCCACATGGAGGCTGTGCCGATTCAGTACACCGTCGGTGGAGGTGGTCGGGCCGCTGAGCGGAGCGAGCTGATCATCTTCAGTTGGGACGACGCGGCGCAGCCAGCCGGCCTGTTCTAACCTTGGCCCGCGCTTGCCGCGGGCTTTCTGTTTCCCGGATCCGTAATCGATATGTAAAATCTGCGATCCGGGGATATAACAACTTCCGACCTGAGAACCACAATGAAAAAAACTTTGATTGCTGCAGTATTGGCGGGGCTTGCCCTTTCGGCCTGTGGGGGCGGTGACGATTCGTCGACGCCGGCAGCGTCCGGTCCGGCAATCCGGCTTGCGTATTCTGGGGCGCCGCTGGTCGCGACGCAGCGCGCGCGCGCAATGGCAGCCGTTACCGACGTCTCGAGCGCTGCGTCGGCGCCTAGCGCGACTGGCGGTGACGTGCAGCCGACGATCACTGCGCTGCAGGACGCATTCAAGACGCGGGGCGCCGACATCGCCGTCTATCCCGCCGTCGTCAACGGTTCGAAGCTGCACGACATCGTCATGAGCGAGAACGGTGGCGTTGGGCCGACGACTGCCGAGATCCTGAATTCGAAAACCAATATCAGCGAATGGGCGCTGGTCTATTTTGAGCTGGACGATATGTCCGGGTACATCGATTCGGCGCAGCGAAGTGCCGAAGTTAGTCAGTTCAAGCGCGACCTTCAGGTGTACGGCGCGCGCGAATATCTCAAGGGGCGAGTCATTTTTGCGGCTCGGCCGATCGTGTCGTGTGCTGGGCCGAAAGAAGTTCGATCCGTCAATGACGACGGCATGGTGGTGGTGAACACGTATAAGCCGACGTCGCAGGTACTGTACGAGGTAATCGAGGGCGCCAGCAACGAGGGATTGGTGTCGCCCATTGGCGGCATTTACAGGCCCGACGTTTCCCATATGGGCGCAGACTGCAGCACGCCCGACCAGACAGTGCGAGATGCGCACCTGGCCAGCATTGCCGATCCGCTGGTCGACCGGTATAAGGTCGCACTCGACACGATCAACAAGTGCAAATACAACCCGTCAGCCATCCCGGAAAATGACCGATCGGCTCAGTGTTGGGGCATCGATCCGGTTAAGAAGTAAGGGCTGTTGAGAGGGGGCGCAGATTCGTCACATCATCCCGGCGCGCCCCTTCTCCTTCCGGAGAAGGTGGCGCAGCTCCTGAAATTTTCCATTCCCGCCGCTGAGTTGCCCGCGGTCCTTGACGTTCTTGTCGACGTAGTCGAACCACTCCTGAATCCGATCCAGCGATTTTCGAAGAGCGAGGATCTCAAGGATCAACCACCGGACCTGCAGGTCCGCGTAGTCACGCCAGAGCGCCCGCAGCTCTGCATCGCTCGGGGCATCGAATTCCGGAATCGTTGCTTTTACCTTAAAGCGCGGATCCGTCAATGGGGTGCGGTTGCGGTCGATTCGAGTCGCTTCGATGGGCCGGCAGTGTCCTAGGAACGTCGATCTTTCGTCCTGGTCGATCCAAAACTCAAATTCCCGCTTCGTTAGCTCGATAGGGGTCCGCAGGCGGGTTTTGTCGCCTTGAAATCCGTACTCCCAGATGTAAGCCCACTGCGGTTTGATCACGTCACCACCACTGTATAAAAACACAGTGTATCCCGGGGTAAGATGGGGCCGTCAAGACGAAAAATTGGGGGCGGCCGATGTGTACCACCTATCGCGCGCCAGGCGAAGAGGCCGGCCTGAGCGAGCTGAGGATCGACAATTTTCGCGACCTGTACCGCCGCGCGCCGTGGAAGCTGGACGTCTATACCGACTATCCCGCGCCGATCATCGCGTACATCAACGGACACTTCGAACCGCTCGTCGCCGGCTTCGGCTACTGGCCGCGCGCGCTCCAGAAGGTCAATATCGAGAAGGCGAAGGAGGAGGGCAAGAAGCCGCCCCCTATGCGTAGCACGATGAACGCGCGCGACGACAACATCGGGAAGTCGCCGCTGTACGGGCCGGCGTGGCGCGGAGGCCGGCGCTGCCTGATTCCTGCGGAATACGTCATCGAGCCATCGTATCCGGACGCGCGGCAGGACGCGAATGGCGATTGGAACCTAGGGGCGTGCGTGTGGCAGCGGATTGGCGTGACCGACCGGCCGACCATGTGCGTTGCCGGCATCTGGCGCTCGCTGACGAGCCACGACGGCACCGAGTACCACGCGATGTCGATGATCACGGTCAACGCTGACGGTGACCCACTGATGTCGCACATGCACAAGCCGGCCGACGAAAAGCGGTCGGTGGTGATCCTGCGGCCGGATGACTGGGAAGAGTGGTTGACAACCTCGAACGTCGAAGCAGCGCGCGCGATGTTGCAGCTGTACCCGGCTGATGAAATGTACGCCAAGCCGAAGTGAATCGCCGTTACGCCAAATTTACGCCAAATTCATCGGAGAGGCTTGTTGCGTAAGGCGAGGATGGGGTGTCATTGGTCCCCCCGACAGGAATCGAACCTGTATCTAGCGCTTAGGAGGCGCTTGTTCTATCCATTGAACTACGGGGAGCGGATAGTTTGAGCGGGATGGACCAAACCCGTGTGAATCGGGTTTTCAGCCTTGCCCTGCTTGCCTTTCGGCGATTTCTGCAATCGACTGATGACGCGGAATGACGCCCGATAACAGAGGACTTAACACCTTCTCCTCTGCATTCTTTACTACAAATCGACCCTGTAGCATGCCATGCACGGCCCTCGTCGCTACCGTTTCCATCGGGGTAGCCCGTGCGCCAATCATCCAGTTTGTCCCTTGCCGGCGGGCTCAGCTCCGCCGACTTGGGAGCAAGAGTATATCAAAGACATGCCGGGCAAAGGGCGCGGCCGGGCTGGGGCATGCGATGTCGCATCGTCGATCAGAGGTGGCCTCGCTCATCCGGACAGTTTTCTGCGATTTTTAAGTGGAACGTCCGACGCAATCATGCTGCCGATTTGATCGCAGGCAGCGTCGCGATGCATGCCTCGTCCGGCGTCTGGTCCTCCAGGCTCGAATGGGCCGTTTCCGGTTGTACAGATTGATGTATTCGCGATGGAGCACCGGGCGTGTCCGACCGACTCGTACGCTTTCAAATGGACTTCTTCGTACTTGATGCTGCGCCAGGTCCGCTCGACGAACACGTTGTCGCGCCAAGCCCCGTTGCCGCCCACCGACAACCGGAGCTGTCGGCCCAGCACGGCGTCGGTGAACGCGCCCGCCGTGAACTGACTGTCCTGATCGATGTTCACGATGCCTGGCCGCCCGTAGCGGGCAAACGAAACGTCACCTCCGGCGCCTCAACAGCGTGCGAGGCTTCCAATGCGGTGGCAGGCCGGTGGGCGAAAATCGCCCGCCCGCCCAGTCCACCTCTTTGCGCGGCGTGCTTCGCGCGGCGATGCGGCCCGCATTTCGCCACAGCGAATTGCTCGGGTTGTTCCGTTTGACGCGGCCGGCTCGCCGCAGGTATCGGCATGACCGACTGGACTTCTCTGCGCGTGCGCGTATGATGGCCGCATTGGGATGCCGCGCCGAATGCGCACCACCCGACTGCCGCCGTGCCGCCGCTGCGCGGTGCTTTCCCGCCTTTGTACCCGCCGCATTTCTTGTTTCCGCCTTTTTCCAGTCAGTGACGCGAGCCGTGCGTGGCCGTGCGATTCCTGGTCTCTGCGCGGCAACCCCGGAGACGTTCATGAGCATGCATCTGTATCGGGGATTCGAGATTCATCCACTGATTTATCCGCGTCTCGCGTCCGTCGACGGGCGTGCACACAATTACGAGGCCGGCTTCGACGCGGCGGTGCGGATCTGTTTTCCGCGCACCGATGCGACCGCGAGCGCAAGCCGGGTTTTCAAGCTCGACAACGCGCAAGCCTTCGATAGCGCGGGCGATGCGCGCCGTGCATCGCTGCGCCATGCCGAATACCTGATCGACCGGCACGGCGGCGAACGGTGGAGTAGCGCCGGAGGCGCGTGA